GTAACTAATTCTTCCCATGTCTCTCTTCTTTTTAATTCAGGTTGAAATTTTGCATATTTCATATAAACTGTAATGTCAGAGAGAATCCTTTGTGAAATGTCCATTGTTTTTTGTAATTTTGTAAGATTAATAAATAAAACTTTTTTCTTAAAAAGTGTGAAATGTACCAATAACTATTAGTATATTCATATATAGATACGACTTTTGAAAGAAAATAACCCACTTTTTTTAAGTTTTTTTTTTCCACAAGTTATATACTTATTAACCCATATTTTCTATATATTTTTTATGTAAAAGTTTCTTTTCTAAGTTACCACCATTGCTAGATTCTTTCTGTGTCATCACCCCATCTGCTGATAATGGTTCAAACACATCTATCTGCCCAATCATAGTATCCATTTTAGCTGGGAAAGTTAAACCATCTGCTCCAAATCTATTTTTCATAACATGGAATCGTGCTGTATTACTTAACTTATCTTTTGCTTTTCTACTTACACTCATAATGAAATCTGATGTCATTACTTTTGCATAAGAATCTGCAATTGAATCAGCTTGGATAACTTCAAAATCAATTGCTGAACGATTGGTTTGTGATGCTGTCCAAATTGGAACACCTAACTCACCACTTAATCCTCTGATTTCTTCATACACTCCACCCAATTCTGCATAGGTACTATCTCGTTTATTTACGGGCTTCAACAAATCTGCATAATCAATAATAATTAAATCAGGTTTGAATCCGAATCCTTTGTACTTATCTAAATGTGCTTTGATTGTTTTTGTACTTGCTCCTCTCGGTGGATAATACTTTACCATTAGATTTGCTTTGTGGTTTTTAAGTTTAGCTACTACTTCTTCTTTTCTATCTTTCAATTCGTTAGATGGAATCCCAGTCATAATAGTATCATATCGTGTACCTGCATAGATTTCTGATAATTCTAATGTATAATGCATTACATTGTAACCTTGCCTTACCGCATCGGCTGCTATCTTACATAATACCCATGTCTTACCAACTCCACTCGGTGCTACAATTACTCCTAATTCACCTGGTCCTAAACCACCATCCATTAAATCATTGATTGGTTTCCATCCGGTAGGTACTGAACTTCTTTTAGTTTCTTCCATCCTCATCGCAATATCCTTATAGTAATCGTGTCCTAAATTGTTTTCCATTCCCGCTTTTAATGCGTTCTGAACTACAACTCCTATCTCATCCCAACTCTTTTCGGATTTGATTAGGTCTACTGATTGAAATATTGCGGCTTTTAACTTTTGAAACTTTGAGAATTTAATATATTCGGTTTTTACAAACTCCATATCTTCACTACCGAATACATCATAGATTTGTTTTATTCTTTCTATGATTTGTTTCTTTTGAGTATCCGTTCCCAAAGATGCCAACTTAACTTTAAATACGTCTAAGGTTGGTGCGGCGAATTGTTTTGCTTGATAATCTAATATCGATTCTACAATCCACTTATCTTGTTCACTCTCAAAATAATCTTTGTTTGTAATTTCAGAAACTTGATTAAGAAAAGGTAAATCCGATAATAATGCAGCTATGACTTTAGATTGGTATGATTCACCAAATTTTTCTAATGTATCTACTGCGTTCATTATTTACTTTCTTTTTCTTTTGTTTCTTTCTTAGGGTTTTTATATTCTTTCCACTCCGATTTAGGAATAAATTTCCATTCACTCGTTGCGTTGTAAGCATCTTTATCACTTACTCTAATAATGTTTCCCGTTTTGTTGCTTTTAAGACACTTCATAGGTTGTTTCCTCCGTGTTTGTTTTTAATTGTTATTTATGTAATTTTGCGAAAGTAGTTTGAATCCAGCTATTAACATCACCAAATGAATTAATAACTTTCATTCCCATTGCTTTCTTTATGAATCCTAATTTATCCAATTTTGCTGAATTATCCAAATATTTTTGGTTAATTGTTAGTTTTTTATTGGTTGGTATTTCGGGATCTGATAATTGCATAAGTTTATAGTTCCTTTCAATTATCTTTTTACCATCTAAAATCTTATCATAGAATTTATTTTCACTCTTACGATTTTCGCATAGAATAAACATATCATCTATTGTAATTTCTTTTTCTTCCACCACCTCTGGAAATCTCTTAATAATAGTTTTAAGACCACACCCAGCAATACCATCAATATTATCGGACTTATCACCATCAAGAGTACGATAAACCATAAAGTTTGCAGGATGAACACCATACTCTGATATAACAAGGTTGGTATCGTATAATTTTTTCTTAGTCGGCGAATAAACTTTAACTCTTTCATTTACTAATTGTAGGAAATCTTTATCAGCACTCATAATAACTGCCGATTCATCCTCTTTTAAAAGTTGTGATGCAATATAGCCCATAACATCATCTGCTTCAATACTATCATATAGCATAATTTCCACAGGTAGATACTCTAGGAGTTCGATTAAACCAATCATTTGTCGTTTCATAGATACACCTTCTTCTTCTTTGTTCATCAAATCTGAGTATGCTCTATTCACTCTAAAACGATTGTTGCCTCGGTTCTCTTTATAACCACTATATAAATCCTTTCTACTTTTAGAACCACCCTTACCATCAAATACAATTATACAACGAGTTGCATTATATTCTCTGATAGCATATCCGATACCTTTTAATGTACCTACTATGCCGCCAATGTGGTCTCCGTTATCATCCATTGTGGGATTTACCGTCCAACTTCTTATAAAAGTATTAAGACCATCAACAATTAATACTTTTTCTTTTCCTAATTGCTGATAGTCTTTTTCTACTTCGTTTAGTAACTTTTTATATGTTTCGTTCATAAACCTTTATTCTGTTTCGATATCGGGTTCTGGTATTTCACCACCATTATCATATGTAATTTCATCCGGATCGATTCCTTCTTTTTTATATTGTAAGATTGTTGATTCACAAATCTTTCTATAAATTTGGTCTCTTAATTCATCTTTAACTCCCATCATTTGAATGAAATCTTTAGATTGGAATTTGATAACTTCACCAGTATCAGTGTCAATGTATTCGTACCATGCACCACCTTGCTTAACTAATTTGTTATCTTTCATCACCTTTAACCATCCACCATAATTATCAATACCTCTATCAAAGAAAATATCGAAATCTGCAGAACGTAATGGTGGTCCTAATCTATTCTTAATAACCTGTGCTCTTACTTTGATACCAATGATTCTCTCACCTGCTTTAATCTGTCCCATATTCTTTAAACGAATACGAACCGAAGCGTGGAATGCCAATGCTTTACCACCCGATGTAGTCCAAGGGTCACCAAACATCACACCTAATTTTTGCCTAAGTTGATTAGTAAATACAACGGAGATTCTTTGTCTACCAATTACATTGGTAATCTTTCTCATTGCTTTTGAAATGATAATTGCCTTATCAGTTGCGTAACCATCTTTATCATAATCAGCATCCATCTCCTTTTTAGTTGATGCTGCTGCTACTGAATCGACTACGATTGTAACTAATCTATCCTTATCACCTTTACGAACTTGCTCAATGATTGTATCAATTGTTTCAAAAATATCCTCAACTGTGTCTACTGAAACGTATAATAGTTTAGAAACATCTACTCCAATTGCATCAAAGAACTCTCTACTTACCGCCGTTTCAGTATCAATTAATACTGCTACTCCACCCTGTCTTTGTGTTTCTGCTAACACGTGTGCTGATAAAAGTGATTTACCACTTTGTTCTAAACCGGTGATTTCGGTAATTCTTCCTACGGGTAATCCCCCATAAGGTCTGTTCGAAATTGCTACGTCTAACATTGCTGTTCCAGTGGAAACCCAACCCGGTACATTGGTTGGGGCCCCATCGGAATCATCATCCAAGAAGAAAGCTACCTTTTGGTCTTTCCACTTTTTGTTAAGACTATCGGCAATTTGATTTGCTAAGTCTACTTTTGCCATAAAAATTATGAATTAAATAAGTCATCAAATGCTGCTGCCACATCCACTTTAGGTGCCGGTGCTGCTGTCTCATCATCCCAAGGTAAATCATTTGGTAGTGAACCAATACCTACACCTGGAATTTCCGTTAATTGTTCTTCAACTTTCTTTGGTTGAGGAGCTAATGTTTGTTGTGTTACCGAAGGAGTTGGATTTTCTTCCTCAATTGCTGCTGTTGGGTTTAACCAATTCTCTAACACAGTCTTTAATTCTGCATAAGATAATTCGGAATAGATGTCTGTAATATCAGTTTGTTCATCTAATAATTTAGCTGCAGTTGCAGGAGTATCATGTAATAACGATACATTTGGTTTCACTCTGATTCGAGTTTCAGGATATGTTTTACCCGCTTCCTCTACGATTTCAATAACAATATCTCTACCATTTGTTTCATCGGTAATATCACCATAATCAGGATCAGCTACAATAGCTAAAATCTCTTGATAAACAGTTTTACCAAATCCCCAAAATTTAACACCCTCATTCTCTTGTCCTCTTACGACAATTGGTGCGAATGTTCTTAACTTTGGTTCCATTTTCTTACCCGCTTTCCAATTCTCAGTATCACCTAATTTCTTAAGTTTTTCTGCGAACTCTAAAATTGGGTCAGGTCTTCCAAAAGAAGCTGGACTCAAATAAGTTTTGTTGTTAATGTTGTAGTGAAATAATAATTCAATGAAAGGATTTTCCTTATTGAATTTGTAAGGTACGATACGAACTTGGTATTTACCAGGTTTGGTTTTCCACAATGAGTCCGTTTTCTTCGAAGTGTTTTGCAACGAATTAAGACGTTGCTTGATTGCATTAATGTTCATGCTGTTTTGTTTTTAAGTTTTAAAAATTTGTTTTTAAGTTTTAAGATTATCGCGATTTAATCTCACGTATAAATATCGATTTTCTTAATTCTTATACAATAAAGATACGATAATTTTATGAAACTACCAAATTATTTAGAGAGTAATTTTATCCTTCTTTCAAGGTAAAAAACTGCTTTCTTCAAATCCTCTAGTTCCTTTGCTGGGTCCTTCTTTCCGGCCCTTGCTATGTATTTTGCTACATTGAATAGGTATGCATCTTTGTCTAATCCCCATGCTTCACATACCTTTATTACCTCATATGGGTTATCGATACCACCATAATATGCTGGTCCGTTTACTGCTTCTTTTATATCCGACATATAACTTATTTTTTTAATCCGTACTTAATCCATTTATACCAAACTCTTTCATGTAGATAATACTGAATAGGTTTGTAAATTAATTCTGCTACCCCAAATGCGGCACCTACTTTAATTGAACCACTTATCCACCACATTAATAAAAATCCAACTAAGGTACTTACAATACGATATGATATGGTTTTTGCAATATGTCTCTTAATCAACGGCATATTCTATAACATCTCCATCAGTGTCCATATAACCTTTTCTAATTTTAGTTCCACTTATCAATTCAATATCAGCAGGTGGTGGATGATTGATAACCTCATACCCTACACCTCTACCATAATTTACACTTTCAATATCAGGAATAATACTTACTAAAATTTTATCTATGTTTTCTTGAAAAAATGGTTCTTCCATTAAATCCATCATAACTTTATAAGCTGATTTAGGATTACTTTCATCTTCCGGTACATCTCTAATTGCTACCCAAACATCTTTTCCTTTGTCTAATTGTTGACGAATTAACCATTCGTGTCCTGCGTGCCAAGTTTGCCATCTTCCGATGAACATTGCGTATTTTCTTTTCATAACTCTAATTTACAATTTTATTTTTATATTCCCAAATCTTTACGAAGCTTTTTGAAAGTATCTATTTCTCTTTCATTTGTAGTATCTAAATCAATATAAAATTCAGTAGGTGCTTCGTAATTAGAAACGTGAAATCCTTCTCTACCTCTTTCATTTGAAGTATGAACATAAATTTCTATTAGGTTTTCACCCATTTCTTCTTTGAATTTATCTCTTTTGTC